GATGATGGGAATGACGCTCCGTGACTTAGCCATTGAGTGTCTGACCAATGAAGGACAGTCCGGACTCAACAGAAGATCCTCTGATGAACTCTACGGTATGTTACAGAGACAGTTCTACAATCCGACAGCAGCGTTCCCTGCTATCCTCGACAATGCCATCAACAAGGCATATGTGGAAGGACACAAGACTGTAGCCGTAACATTCGACCAGTGGACAAAGAAGGGAACTCTTAAGGACTTCAAGACCCACGACAACAACTACTTAGCAGGACCGGTAGGCGAGTTCCTCGAAGTGCCGGAGGGTGGAGAGTTAAAGCATGATGTGTTCGGAGATGAGAAACTCCCGACCAGAAAGCTGAAAACATACGGTCGCCAGTTCACGCTTACAAGACAGGCATTCATCAACGATGATATCGATCTTGTAACCAGAATTCCTGCCAAGTACGCAGCGAGCGCAAGAAAGACCCAGAATAAGCAGTGTTACCAGATCCTCGTAAACAACCCGGCGATTTATGACGGTACTGCATTATTCAGCAGCGCACACTCCAACTTACTGGCAAAGGGTACAGGAATCACGAAGGAAGCCGTGCAGGGAATGATCCTCGCACTCCAGAACCAGACAGACCAGTTCGGAGAAGCAACTATCATCAGACCTGCAATCATTATCGTGCCGAGCGGATATATGTTCGATATGTACACGCTGTTCTACAGCCCGACAATCAGCACATCCGGCAACACACAGGCAGTGAACCCGCTCTACAGATACAAGGACAGCATCACGGTAGTGGAAGATCCTACAATCAACGCACTCTGCGGTGGTTTTGGAAATGTAATGCCTTGGTGGTTACTTGGAGCAAAGGACGACACAGACTTCATCGAGGTTGACTATCTGAACGGACAGGAGATCCCGACAATCAGAAGAATGGAGACTCCGGGCACATTGGGATTCGTATGGGATATCTACCTCGACTGGGGTATCAGCGTCATGGATTACCGTGGAGCAATCAAGAACCCTGGTATCGAAGTAAAGAACCCGATTGAGTTAGCATAACAGAAGGAGGATGCAGCCATGAGCAAAGCAAGTTACTGGCAGAGAGGGGAAACCCTCGATTATAAAAATACTGGATCATCCACCATCGAAGCCAATACAGTCGTAGAACTTACTGGCAGAGTGGGTATCGCAGGAACTGACATCGCACCCGGAGCAGAAGGCGACCTTCATGTGTGCGGTGTTTTTGAGTTCGATAAGACTGGAACGAGCGAGATCGCATTCGGACAGCCTGTTTATTTCGACAAGACAGGCATCACAGACGCAGCGAACAACGGAGAGACTAGCGGAAGCAAGGTCGCATACACACCTGCAGGTTTCGCAGCCAAGGCAGCGGCCGCAGGAGACGCAAAGGTACTTGTAAAAATTGGATAAGGAGGTGCAGCCATGGAACTGGTAGCAACATACCCTATCCTTTACAGATCACACCAGTATGAAGTCGGAGACAGCCTCCCGGCAGACGATGAATCAATGGTGCAGGCATGGCTTGACGCAGGAACAGCCGTGTGGAGCGAAGGCAAGCAGGAGAAAGCGAAAGCGACTCCTGCCACCGCCACAGCAGGACTGGCAGGGGAATCCAAGAACGGAGAAACCCCGGAGAATGTAGTCGGCAGAGTGCCAAAGACACCGACCCGAAGTAAAGGGGCGAAAAAGAATGGTTAGAAAATCATTCAAAGAAGTCATGAAGGACGATGTGAATAACACCTTCATGAATGTGGATGAATTCGCAGATATGCACACCGTGGACGGAAAAGAAATCCCGGTTCTCGTAGATGACAATGAGATCATCGAAAGAGAAAAGAAGATGAAATCCAACATGGACGGTGTATATGTGAAGCAGAAACTAATCTATGTCAAGGCGGATGACTTCGGATCACTTCCCGCCATCGGTCGGCAGATTGTCTTTGATGGAAAGAGGTACATGGTAACCGATTCCACAGACGAGGGCGGAGTATACACAATAACCATGGAGGCTAACAGGACGAAGTAATGGGATTGCAGAGCGGAATGATAGAGTTTGAAGTCGACCAGACTCAACTCCAGAGGATAGAACTGAAACTGAAGGACATGAAAGCGAAAGCACCGCAGGCATTGAAGAATGCCGTGAATGCTACCGCCAGAGATGCCAAAAAGGATCTGGCTGACAAAGCCAAGGAAACCTATGCGGTAAAGAGTCCAAGGTTTAAGAAAGCTATCGCCCAGAAGAACGCAACGGCATCCAATCCGACAGCCACTCTGAAAATTACAGGGGCAGTGAATGAGTTGGCGGACTTCAAGTACAAAGACAATACTTCAACAGATGCGGCCAGAGGTAAGGTACTGAAAGCAAGTGGACTGAAAAGTCTGCAAAAGGGTAACCTCAAGGCTTTTATTACCAAATTCGGAAGTGGTCATGTTTCTGTAGTTCAGAGAAAAGGAACATCAAGGCTGCCACTTAAGAAATTACTCAGTCCGTCCATTCCTACCATGGTAGGAAACGAAGCCAAGGTATATGGCATCGTAAAGCCGAACATAGAAAAGAACCTGCAGAAGAACATCCAGAAGCAGATCGACAAAATACTGGGAGGCAAGTAAATGACGGCGCAGATTTTACAGGAAGAACTTGTAAAGGAAATAGGGGTTATTTTTAGGGATGACCTCTTCAAGGATTCCGCAGGGGAGTACATCAAGATGAATGTCTATGAGCAGAACCTCCCCATCAGACAGGACGAAGATGCACCGGACCCGATTCCGTATGTGATCGTCCGAGTGGAAACAGGGCAAGCCAAGGGCGGTGCAGAACCGCAGGAAGTGTTCGTCACACTGCTGATCGGATATTTTGACGATAACGCAGGAAACAACGGACACAAGGGTGTCCTTGGAATCATCCAGAAGATACAGGAACGGTTCATGAAAGAACCAATGCTCGCAAAGCAATTCTATTTTATGAATGATGAGCAGCACCCATTCGACTGGGCACTGCAGGACGAAGAATCATTCCCTTACTTCTTCGGAGCAGCGAGCATGACATTTGCAACAGCAGCAATAAGGAAGGAGGATAGATTCGCATGAGCGAAGCAAAGACAAAAGCAGTGCAGGCGGAAGCCAAGCAGGAAGCAAAGACGGTAGCCAAGACACAGGAAACGATGGTGTATGCCGGCCCGACAATTCTGGGAGTGGCAACACACAATCAGTTCTTCAACAACGGACTGCCGGACGGATTGAAAACCGCAATGGAGAAAGAACCTGCGATTTACAATCTGGTCGTGCCGATCAGCAATCTGGCGGCCGTGAACGCAGACATCGCATCACAGAGCGGTGCCGCTTATGTATTTTATAAAAAAGCAGCCGAGTATAAGGCTTAAGGAAGGAGAGAAAAGCAATGGCTTACAATCATGGAGTAAGGGTAAAAGAGCAGGCAACGAGCCTGGTCGCACCCGTTACAGGAACAGCCGGACTGCAGGTAATCATCGGAACAGCACCTGTGAACCTCGCAGCCGACCCGTACAAGGCAACCAATGTACCGATGATCGCCTACAGTTTCAGTGAAGCCGTGGAGCAGGTTGGATACAGTGACGATTTCAAGAATTACACGCTTTGCCAGAGCATGGACGCTTGCTTCCGTGTTCTCAATGTCGCACCGATTATCTTAATCAATGTGCTCGACCCGAAGAAACACAAGAAAGCAAACGAGGAACAGACCGTGAATGTGGAGAAAATGCAGGCAACAGTAAAGGTGGCAGGCATCCTCGCAGATACCGTAGAGGTAAAGGCAAACGAAGCCACACTCACAGCCGGAACGGACTACATCACGACATTCGATGATGACGGATACCTTGTGATCACATTAACCGCAGGAGGCAAGGGTGCATCAGCCAAGACCCTCACAGTCAATAGCACAAGCATCGACCCGACTGCCGTAACAGAGAGCGACATCATCGGTGGATACAATGCAAGCACCGGAGCAGAGACTGGTATGGAGTTAATCCGCCACATCTATCCGAAATTCAGCATGACACCGGGTCTGCTCTTAGCACCAGGATGGACGCAGAAGCCGAATGTAGGTATCGCCCTTGCAGCAAAGTGCGAGGAAATCAACGGAGTATTCACTTGCGAATGCATCCTCGATATCGACACCGCAGAAGCAACCAAGTACACAGACTGCAATGACTGGAAGAATAAGAACGGATACACCAACAAGCACGCAGCACTTCTCTGGCCGCAGGTAAAGGTCGGAACGAAGCAGTATGCATATTCCGCTATCTTCGGAGCATTGACAGCGTACACAGACGCAAGCAACGATGATGTGCCGAACCTCTCCCCTTCCAATAAGCTGATCGGAATTACTGGTCTCTGTCTGGAAGATGGAACAGAGGTAACACTGGATCAGCCGCAGGCGAACCTCTTAAACGGACAGGGAATCATTACCGCAATCAATGATTCCGGATGGAAGTCATGGGGCAACAACACAGCGTGCTATCCGGCGAATACAGACCCGAAAGACAGATGGTTCTGCTGCCGTAGATTTTTCTCATGGTGGGGCAACAGCTTCATTCTGACCTACAAGCAGAAGGTCGATGAACCGGGCAACTACCGTCTCATCGAGTCCATCGTAGACAGCGAGAACATCAGAGGAAACTCCTATGTATCACAGGGCAAGTGTGCAGGGGCGAGAATTGAATTCAGCGAGGACGAAAACCCGGTAACGGACATCCTCAACGGCAAGATCCAGTTCCACCAGTACCTCGCACCGTATGTACCTGCAGAGGATATCCTCAACATTTTGGAATTTGACCCGGATATGTTATCCGCAGCATTAAACGGAGGTGAATAAGAATGGGCGCATTAGGTATTCCCGGAGTTATTAATAACTTCAACCTTTACAACAACGGAACAGCACTCGTGGGTCTGACAGGGGAAATCTCCCTGCCGGACTTCGAGGGAATGACCGAGACACTGAGCGGTCCCGGTATCCTTGGAGAAATCGAGGAAGTAATCATCGGACAGTTCGGAAGCATGGAACTGGAGATTCCGTTCCGCATCCTCGATGAGGACGCATTCAAACTCATGTCCCCGGCAACTTCGCTGAATCTGACACTCAGAGCCAGTGAGCAGTTCACAGTCAAGAGCACAGGCGGTATTGACTATAAGGGAATGAGAGTAGTTGTACGTGGACGACAGAAGAAACTCACAGGCGGCACCGTGAAGCAGGGCGGAGCGATGGACGCAGCAGTGACAGTGGAGATCACATATATCATGATTGAGTTGGACGGAAAGCAGAGAATCGAACTTGACAAGATCAACAACGTTTACAAGGTCAATGGTGTGGATTTACTGGCAAAAATCAGAAAGCAGTGTTAATCAAGGAGGACGAGCAAGATGGAAAAAGAGACAAAGAAAACAGAGGTAGCAGTAGAGGTATTGGACAAAGACGGAGAAGTGATCGAGAACGAGTATACGGTAGTTTTTAATAAGCCGTACACATTCGAGGGCGAAACCTATGACAAAATCGATCTGAGCGGACTGGACAATCTGACAGCAGCGGACATGATCGCAGCAAATAAGATTCTGGACAGAACCGGATCATTCACATTCCTCCCGGAAATGTCCTTGGAGTATGCGTGCATCATCGCTGCCAAGGCAACCAAACTTCCGGTGGAATTTTTCAAGGGATTACACCCGAAGGAAGCAGTCAAGGTCAAGAACCGTGTGACAGCTTTTTTCTACGGAGCGGAATAAGTCCAACTGACGGTGCAAACCTCCGGAAACTCGCAATACAGTTATCAATGACATTACGGACCGGGATAGATTTCTTTCTATCTCTGTCCGTTTTTGAATTGCGGGAAATAGCCGAGGAGGTGGCAGACATTGGCAAGCAGCAGCAAAGAGCAGGAACTCGCCATTAAAATCGCAGGCAAGGTCGAAAACTCTTTCAAGCAAAGTCTCGGAGTAACCGAGGACGGATTAAACAAAATAGCGAGCGTTGCTAAGAAAGCCGCAGCAGTGGCAGCCGCAGCATTCGCAGCCGTTAAGGTCGGAGACTTCATATCCGGTGCGGTTGATGAGTATGCGGAATTTGAACAGGCAATGGCAAACACCTCTGCTATCGCAGGGGCATCTGCGGACGATTATGCGAAACTGTCTGCTGCGGCCAGAGAAGCAGGTAAAGCGACAACCTTCACGGCTTCGGAGGCGGCCGATGCCTTGGGATATATGGCACTGGCGGGATGGAATGTGGAAGAAAGTACCGCAGCCTTAACACCAGTGCTTAAACTCGCAGAAGCAACGCAGGCAGACCTTGCTACCACCAGTGACCAGGTAACAGATTCTATGAGTGCCATGGGAGTTGGAATAGATGACTTACAGGGATACCTCGATGTTATCGTAACAACCAACAACAAGGCGAATACCACGGCGGCAGACCTTATGGATGCATTCATCGGATGCGGTGGTGCAGCCAGAGCCGCAGGTATGAACTACAAGGAAACCTCCACAGCACTCGGAATCTTGGCGAACAACGGTATCAAGGGCAGTGAAGCAGGTACAGCATTGAACTCAATGCTTGTACGAATCAGCACCAAGGATGTAGCGCAAAAGGCATTCAAGGATTTAGGTGTCGCAGTTTACGACAGTTCCGGGGAAATGAGGAACATGAGGGATATCCTCGTGGACTTAAACGGTGCAATGGCAGGAATGACGCAGGAGCAGAAAAACTCCTATATGTCAGCAATTGCCGGAACGAACTACTACTCACAGTTTGGTTACTTACTGGACGGAGTAAAAGAGGGAGTAAACGGCTCTGCATCAGCATGGGATGAACTCGCCGGAGCAATCGACAATTCAACTGGCGCACTGGATGCAATGGATGCAACAGCGACCGGAACATTACAAGGCGCACTGGCACGATTCCAGTCGGCAATCAGCGACCTAAAGATAAGCATGGTAGAGGACTTCGGACCGTATGCGATGCAGATCATAGATGCGGTGGCATTGAAAATCCCGGATATTACGGCAGGGTTCAGCGAACTCATTCAGAAACTACCAATCCAAGAATTCATGAACGGAGTCGGTCAGATGGCAGGCGGTGTTCTGGATTTTGTCGGAAAGATAGTGGACGGTCAGAGTTTCTCCGAAGCATTCTCGTCAACACTGTCGGAAGATTTCGGTGTAGAACTGCCCGGAAGCGTACAGACATTCCTTGGAGTGATCCAAAACCTGTGGGATGATTTCCAGTCATTCATTGGATGGATAGGAAGCACCGCCGAAGCAACACTGGGCGGATTAAAAGATACAATCGCAGAGCATGAGCCACAGCTACAGGCAATCATGGATTTGTTATCAGATGTGCAGCAGAAATTCTCGGAAGCCTTCGGGGGCGCAAGTGATGATGCAAGCAGTCTGGTAAGCGGAGGACTTCCGGCACTGGTCGGGGCACTCTTGGATGTACTGGGCGCAGCGGCAAATGTACTCGACAAATTCGTGGAATGGAAAGGTTTTATACCTACCGTGACCACACTGGCGACAGCCATCGCAGGATTTAAACTTGCGAAAACAGCGATAGAGATCGCAAAGGTTACCAAGGCAATGACACTGCTTCGGGTAGCCAAGATAAAGGATAAAGCGGAAACATTGTATCTGAACGCACTATATGCCAAGGACGCAATCGTGAAAGCAGCATCCACAGCAGCAACATGGGCACAAACAGCAGCCACAACCGCATGGAACGTGGTCTGCACGGCGGCGACAGCGGTAACGACCGCACTGGGTGCAGCGTTTACATTCTTAACCAGTCCGATTGGCTTAGTAATTCTGGCAATCGGAGCAGTAATCGCTATCGGTGTATTACTGTATAAAAACTGGGATACGGTAAAGGAAAAGGCAGGGCAACTCGGAGAGTGGATCTCCGCAAAGTTCTCCGCATTGAAAGATGCGGTCTGCAATGCGGTGGACGGTTTCAAAGATAAATTCCCGGTAGCCTTCGAATTTATCAAGGGTGTATTTGATGGATGGTGGACAACCGTCAAGGGAGTAATTGACGGAGTGAAACAGGTATTCCAGGGAATCATTGACTTCGTAGCCGGGGTATTTACCGGAGACTGGAGCAGGGCACTGGATGGACTGAAAAACATCTTCCTCGGAGCATTTAATGCGCTGAAATCGTTGGCACTCGCTCCTTTGAACGCACTGAAGGGTGTAGTAACCGGAGCATTTAATGCCATAGACACAGCCACAGGCGGAAAGCTGACGGCAATTAAAGAAAAAGCGTCCGAATGTTG